ATACCTTCTCTACCTGGCCTTTGCCGGGGCGATGCTGCACGCGCAGACGACCGTGACTATCACCGACACTATCAAAACGCCCATGGGCGGCAACTGGAGCGGTGCGGTCGTCGTGACATTGAACAACCCGGCGACGAGTCAGCCGCTGTACGCTGGCTCGGAAACGCTCTCCGGCTGGTCGCAGACTGTGACCGTGGCGAACGGCGCGTTCAGTATCACGCTCTACCCCAACGACGCCATCACGCCCACCGGGACGTCGTACACGGCCCGCTATTCGCCCACGAGTGGCGCGGGCTGGTCAGAAACCTGGGTGGTCCCGACCGGCGCGACCACCATCCGCGCGATCCGCTCCACGACCGTGCCGACGCCAACCGTGCTGTTTCTGCCGTCGCAGATCCGGCAGCAGGGCGCATCTCTGGGGCAACTGCTCCGATGGAACGGCGCAGCTTGGGTGCCTTGGTCTCTGGTCGTTGGCCCGACGACTCCAGCCTCAGCGGCGGCAGCGTGTACGGCAGGAACCATCGCCGGGGATGTGGATTATCTGTATTTCTGCACTGCCAGCGGCGCGTGGAAGCGCGTACAAATTCAGACGTGGTAAAGCCCGCACTGCCGTAGATACTCGAGCCCCTGCCCTAACCGGCGGGGGCTTTTTTCGTTTGTAGACCATATTCCCGACGTCAGCAAAATGCCCCTGCCCTAACCGGCAGGGGCTTTTTTTATTTGGGGCGTGCGTTTTTCCCTTGCACATACTGTGGAGTATGTGTATTCTGGAGGTGTAGAGGAGATCAAGCAAATGACTGGCACTGTTAAGCAAATCGAATATGCAGCCGACCTGATGGCGCAGTATGCCGAAGGCGTAGCGACATGGAAGGCGATGATCCCCGCCGACAATCCGAAAGCCACGGCGCTGATCGCCCGCATTGATGCCGCGACCGCAAAGGCGCAGGCCTTGGCCGCCGGAACCATCATCGACATACTGAAGGGGCGCCGCGACGATCAGGCCACCGGCGAAGCGCTTGTGCGCTGGACGGCATTGGCGGTAAAGCTGCTCGAAGCGGCGTAAATGAAAAAGGCCGGGCTAGCCGCCCGGCCTAGTCCAACAGCAATCAACAAAATGTTTTAATCCACCGGCTGGGAGGCCGGAGAACCATGATACTCAAGACTACCGAAGACATCAAGCGCATCGCTGCAATCATGAGCGACGAATGCACCCACGAACAGGACATGACCTTCTGGGAAGGAACGGACGGCTACACCCACGCCACCGATGAACCGCGTGGCACATCGGCCGATTGCCTTGCCGCGATTAACTGCGGCGGCGGGATGAGCGCGGAATTGTTGGTTGAGATGCTTGCGCAGCGGGGCGTGCGATTGCCCACAGAGGCCTATCCCTAAACTCCCCGACCTCTCCCGCATCCCCCGCGAAGCCCTCGAAGCCGAACTGGCCCGCCGCAAGCGGCCACCAGGCAAGCCGCCCAAGCTGGCACCGTGCCCGCGGTGCGGCGCTGTGGTATCGGCCCGCCTTCGCCGCCGCCCGTGCCCGCATGACCCCGCCTAGCGCGGGGTCTTTTGCGTTTCAGGGGAAAATTTTCGCCGGTCAAAATTTGTTTCGTAATTTTTGTAGACAACCGGCGGTCACCTGACGTAATGTTGTCATATGAACGCAGAACGTAACGAAACGGCGCAAAACGGTACAAAACGTATTTGCGTGTCATTGGAGCCCGATCAGGTGCCGTGGGTAGAGGCCGAGGCTGCTGCACTGAAGCTCACCCAGGCGCAGTACATTCGAATGCGGCTCGCTCAGTTGCAGGCGGCGGAGGTAGCGGCGTGACCTCCGCTCTCCTCAATATCCCACCCGGCGAGGTGATCCAGTTTGCGTTTACGATGGCGCTGGTGATCGGCTTCGGGTATCTGATCATTTGCGACATCGGGAGGCCCCGGTGATCGAACCACGGGTTAGCGAAGACGATTGCAAGAAGAAAGAAGACTTGGGAATCCCAGGCAGGCACGAGTATTGCTTCATGGGCGACACCTGCATCTTTTGCGGGCTAACGGCCAGCGAAGCCCAGATAGACCGGCGCGTGCGGGAAGCTATTTTGACGATCAATTACCACATGCAGGGCATCGGGAGGCCCCGGTGAAGGCGGCCATCGTAGTCGCCCTCATGGCCCTCGCCATGCTTGCCGGTGGCGTCTCCTGCGGCTATCACGCTCTAGCGACCCCGCACCTGTACCTGTTCGAGCGGATGGCGTTCGGCGGGGTTGCGGCAGTGCTGGTGTTCAACGCTGCGGTGGGCCTGCAACTCGCCTGGCAGGTGCGCCAGTGACCCGCCGCGCCATCGACTCCCAAGCCACGGCCAAGGCCATGATCGAGCACTACATTCGCATCGGCGCGGTGGTGGTCGAGGAACGGAACGAGCAGGAGAAGCTGCGGTTGGCGTTGCAGAAGGAGGGGAAGCGTGCAAAGTGAAGTGGTGTATTTGCTGGTAGTGACAACAGTAGGCTTTCTGTTTGGCCAGAGCGGATATCAGGCGTGCAAGCACAAGCAGTGGTTTCGTTTAGATGTCGCAATACTCCAGTTACTCGCCTACGCCATACTTCGCGCGGCGTTTCACAAGCCGTGAACCGAAGCGGGGGCCGCTTGCCCCGGCTTGGCTTCACGCCACGCGCCCAGCGTAACAGGGCATAAATCACAGAAGGAGTAGGCGGATTTAGCTCGAACGTGTTTAGGTAACAGCCCCCACCCGACCCGGCCCGGCTGGCTTCGGCTAGCCGGAGGGTGGGGAATCCCGAGGAGAACTATGACCAACACTATTGAACATCTTGAAGCCCGCGTGAAGCGCGCAGACCGCTGGAACGACGTGCAAGCGTACCTGCTGGCGCTGTCCATCGGCGTCAATATCTTTCAATTCTGGAACTAATCCGGCTTGGTCCGGATAGATCGGCCTAACTTACGAAAAACGAGGCGCTCGCCGTTAAGTCGCTAACCGGATTCGTGCGCTGTGGAAAGCGTGGAACCCTAGGCCGGTCCATCGGGGCCAAACCAACGAAGCGGCGCTCTCGCAGCGCAGCGGCCCCGTATTGTCTCAACGAGGAAACATGGACAGAACGAAACACATCGGCGGGAGTGACATCGGTAGCGTAGTCAACGCCCCGCCATACGGATGCGCTCGGAAGCTCTGGTATCAGAAGCGAGGCATCGAGCCCGACTACGCCATCGAGTTCAAAGGACATCTAATTCGCGGCACAAAGCTGGAACCTCTCATCGTGCAGGAGTACTGCGAGAAGACCGGCAACGATGTGCGCCGCCGCAAGACTATCCAAGGGCAGAGGGAATACGAGATCGGCCAACCCGACCGCATCATCCTGAACGACCCGCGCGGCCCCGGCATCCTCGAAACGAAGTCGGCCAATGAGCGGAGCTTCCGCAAGTTCCAGAAGGAAGGCTTACCGCTCTCGTACCAACTTCAGATCCAGTGGTATATGGGCCACGCCGGTTACCGCTGGGGCGCGTTCGCGATTCTCGAACCGAGTAACTGGCGGTTCGATCACTTCGAGGTCACTTTCGACGCGCAAGCGTTCGACCTTGTTCGCGAGATGGTGGCGCAGTTCTGGGCAATGGCCCAGGGCGAAGGCGAGCCCGACCGCTTGCCGGTGTCAGATAAGCGCTGCCAGTCCTGCGAGTGGCGGCACTCGTGCCAAGGCGTTGCGCTGCTTGAAGCGGTGGACGCTGACGACACTGACGCCGAGATCCCGGCGCTGGCCGACTTGGCGCAGGAGTACTTGCAGCTCCGCGACGTTCGCGACGAAGCAGAGGAGGCGATGGAGTCGGTGAAAGAGGAGGCGACGCGGCTCCTGCAGGATCGTGCCGGCGCGACCGCTCCGGGGTTCCGTGTTCTGTACAAGCCGCAGACATCAATGCGCGTCGATTCCAAGGCGCTCAAGACCAAGTTCCCGGATGTGTACGAGGCGGTCGTCAAGCCGTCCGTGTCCCGTCCATTTCGCGTGTTCCCGGCGTAACAGGGAAGGAGAATAACCATGGCAACACAGACCGCTCCCCTCGTGGAGCAGATTCAACAGGCGCAGGCAGTGGCAGCGCAGCCGCAGCCTGAGCTGATGTCGTCCATCTTGGACCAGATCATTTCGGCATCCGATCGAGGCAGCGCCGAACACGGCGAAGCTCTTCAGATGAAGACCGACTTTGCCCAAGGCCTCATGTACGCCCGTGGCACGTCGGGCAGTGGCAAGAAACTCGACGCGGCCGATATTGCGATGCGTATCCGCTTTGGCCGTGAATTGGGCCTCAGCGCGTTTCAAGCGGCGCGGGGGATCTATTTCATCAACGGCATCCCGGCGATGATGGGCACGGTCCTGGAGCTGCTGATGCGGCGGCACGGCTACACCTGGACGTTCATCCAGCGCGACACGAAGGGCTGCATCCTTGAACTGAACAAAAACGGCGAGAAGGTCATGGATGGCGCGAAGCCTGCCCGCGCGTCGTTCACCGAAGAGGACGCCAAGCGCACCGGCTACGACAAGAAAGAGACGTACAAACAGGACCCCGAATCCATGTACTACTGGCGTGCCCTCGGCCGCCTTCAGAAGTTCTACGTCCCCGAGGCGACCGAGTACGTTTCGGTTCTGGCCCCCGGCGAACTCCCGATTGATGAGGTTGTCGCGGCTACGGAGTCCCGCATGGGCGAGGCGACTGCGGCGGCGGCGCTGCGCGACAAGTTGGCGGCTGTGACGCAGGCTCCGGTGGCTGAAAAGGTGACGGCGTGAAGTACGAAGACGGCCAGTATTACGACGGCAAGATCATCGGCATCCGTCACAAGAAACTCGGCGAGCGCGAGACGCAGGCTCTGGA